GACCACGTACAGATCCGAGTCGCGCGTACGGAGCGTAATGCTTCGACGCAGAAACTCGCGACTGCACAGGTGATGCTTGACGTGTCGATTCCAAAAGACACGTCCGTTATCACCCAGACCGAGCAGAAGAAACTGCTCGCGATCCTTTGCAGTCTCCTCCGTGATGCGACAGCGAACGCGGCCACTCAGGCCAACATTGCTGCCCTCGTCGGAGGTTTTGATCTGTGATCACGAGGAAAATCCTTCTCAAGTATATCGCCATTGCGGCGGTACTTGTGGAGATCCTTCGTGAAGCTATCAGCCGTCTTCCGTGAGGAAGTTCCTCACGTTAGTTTAAGCATGCGTTGCCCTGCTGCTGTTGCAGCAGGAGCATGCTCCTGGCTGATGCTAGGGGCAAGAGATTCTAACCTTTAACGGACCGGAGGAATGTATGGAGACATACACCAATCTGACTCTCTCCTTCTTTAGAGCAATCCAACAAGATGTTGAAAAGCTGTATCCGGAGCATTACGAAGAGATTTCTCTCTCGTTCGACTGGTTACTCAGTGCCCAGACCTGTGATGCCGAAAGGCTTATCATGGTCAAAGCGCTGTGTACGCTCGGTAAAGCGATGGAGCAATCCTTGATATCTCCTAAGTTACTGGAGGTACCGAGTTACTTCCCTCTTTCTGAGGGCTCCGCCTTACCAGTTTTCCTCCACTTCCTATTCGAGGAAGTCTTCTACCCTTCGGGCCTCCGCCGTTATGGCAAAGCCCCTGGGGAACAGGAGATTAGTGGAGAGATCGCTAGCGCAGTATTCGTATTGCGACAGATTCTTCTTGCCTTTTCCAAAGCAGAGGATCTGCCCTGTAACACTGAACCGACCGATGAGTTGCGCAGCTTCATAGCTCGCGTAACTAAGCGCGTTGATCACAGTGTTAGATATCCTACTGATATAACTCAGCAGAATATCATGTCCATCGCGAAGGAACTGCTGCGTCACGTCTTAACAGACGCTGACGTTGAGTCCTTGGATGAACATCGGCTAGCTGCCCCGCTTCAACAATGGATCGATAGCCCTTTCGGGCGTCATGGTCCAGGAGCGGTCGCTGGTGAGGAACGTGGCTTTGACAAATGGGACTTCTCCCCCAACGGCATCACGGATGACGTAACGTCATTCGGACCCGCCTTCGAGCCCTTATACTATCAGTACGAGGGTGAGGATAATACCTCAGGAGTATTCAGCGATTCTGCCATCGTCACACTAGTGCCGAAGGATTTTCGCGGTCGAAGGATCATCTGTATTGAGCCTAAAGAGCGAATGTTTGCTCAAAGAGGCCTTATGGAGATCCTATTCGATATTGTCCACAATTGTCAATTAACTCGACAGAGCATTGACTTCAATCATCAGGAGAAATCCCAACGCTTCATTCAGAAGCGCGGAATCTCTACCATCGATCTGAAGGACGCGAGTGACCTTGTGTCGCTCGATCTGGTGAAGAATTTATTCCCACCACGCTTTGTTGAGTTAGTCTTAAAGTACAGGTCTCCTTATCTCCTTGTCAACGAGCTGTTGCCCGATGATGACGGAGACTGGTCTGCACCGCACGTGTTTCGATACACTACGGCGCTGACAATGGGGAATGCACTATGCTTTCCCATCGAGACTCTGGTGTTCTGGTCCCTTAGCCTAGCCACTATGATAGAGTGTTCGGACTCTCGGTTGCGAAACCGGGCCCTATACTTTATTTCTGGTGGTGAAGGCGCCTGGACAATCCACACTTTCAGGAAACACTTTCCGTTGAGGGTATTCGGCGATGACATTGCCGTACCTTCTCGCTTCTACAGCGAAGTGTGTGAAACTTTAAGACAAGCCGGCTTGTCTGTTAACGCCAACAAGTCCTGCTGCGAGACCCCAGTGCGGGAATCCTGCGGGGCATGGCTCTTTGGAGAAACAGACGTGCGAATCACCCGGTTCGCATTCGCCCAGCTTTCCAACACGCAAGTGTGGAACTCATGGCGTGCAAACGCTATTGAGCTTAGTTCCAACGGTTTCAACGCCGTTGCGGCTAAGATCCTCGAGCATCTCGTAGAATTTCACCCCGCTGCGCGGGCATCACTCGGTCTCCAATCGAGTGGGTCTGTGAAAGTAGGGTACCGTTGGAATAAGGATTACCAACGGGTTGAGGTGCTCGTACCAACCATCCGAGAGGATGGGGTGCGCTTGCACCTGAACGGTGAGAAGGGGCTTTATGCCCACTTTACCGGTCAGGCTACTGATAGGACCTCCTGCCAGGGTGACGCGCAACGCGTTAAATGGCAGTGGGTCGACGTACTTACACATCTCGTGAAGTAACGTCGACGAGGG